CGTCAGTACGACATCAACAACGACCGTATGCCCTGCCGTATTGACGTGCTGTACGGCTACAGCGTGATTCGTCCTCAGATGGCCGTGCGCCTCTGGGGCTGATCGAAACTTTTTTGAAAGGACATCATCATGGCTATTCCTAATGGTGCTGGTGGCTATCAGTTCAATGATGGCAATACTGGCGAAGCTCTCCTGTTCGTGCAGGGTGCTCCCACTGCTCTGACGGCCGGCGCAACCGCTACGGCCGAACAGCTGGCAAACGGTCTGTTCACCTTCAACGGCACCGCCGGCAACCTTCAGTTGCCGACCGTGGCCGATCTGGAGGCCGAAGTCTCTTCGGCCACCAAGGTAAACGCAGCGTTCGACTTCTACGTCATCAACATTGATGCGTCCGGCTCGGACACCATCACGCTGACGACTGGTACTGGTTGGACGATTGTTGGCACGGCAGCAGTGACGGTGAACACCTCCGCTCACTTCCGCGCTCGCAAGACCAGCGATACCACTTGGACGGCGTACCGCGTGTCGTAATCAACGGGGGGCCTCGGCCCCCCATTTTTGAAAGGACAAGGACATGCCAAATACCAAGGCTGTCGGTGTCGCGTACAGCGACCCCGAGTTTGAAAGCGTCACCGTCACCGGCGCGGTTACCGCCGCGTCGGTTGCAACCACCGGGGCCGTCACCGGCGCTTCGGTTGCTGTCACGGGCGCTTTGAACGGCACGCAGCTGGACTTGAACGCGCCCGTCACCAAGACGGCTTCGTTCTCGTTGGGCGCGACTGAAAACTTCGTTATTTGTAACGGAGCTTCTGCTAACGTCACTGTCACGTTCCCCACCGCTTCGGCCAACGCTGGCCGTGTGGTGTGGATTAAAAACCTGTCTGGCACCTACACGGTGATCTCGGCGTCATCAAACGTCAAACCAATCAACTCTGGCACCGCAGGTACGGCGATTCTCGCTGCGACCGCTGGCGCTTGGGCCATGTTGGTGTGCGATGGCACTGACTGGGTTGTGATGGCTTCGTAAAGCAAAGGGCGGGGGCCTTGTGCCCCCGTTTGAAAATCTATGGCTGTCATCTATCTACGTCACCCCTTGCACGGGGCAAAAGTTGCAACTTCGGACATGGAAGCCGACAATGACTTCCAGAACGGTTGGGAAGAGTTCGACCCGACCGAACCTGTAACTGATTCAGCGCCGGCAGCTGACGTTGTGGCCGACGAGCCCGAGCCTCAAGAGGCACCCGTCGTCAACGAGCTGCAGCCGCGTCGGCGCGGTCGTCGTCCTCGGGAGGCCACGGAATGACCACGTCTGCAACCGCCGGTGAAATCATCAACGGCTCCCTGCGTCTGCTGGGGGTCTTGGCTGAGGGCGAAACGTCTTCGGCTGCTGTGATGCAAGACTCGATCATGGCGATCAATCAAATGATCCAGTCATGGGACACCGAGCGGTTGTCGGTCTTCAGCACGCAGGATCAGGTCTTCACTTGGCCTGCCAACGTCATTTCTCGCACTTTGGGCCCGACCGGCGACTTTGTCGGCAACCGGCCCATCGAAGTTGACGACTCCACCTACTTCAAAGACCCGTCGTCGGGCTTGTCGTTTGGTGTCAAGATGATCAACCAGCAGCAGTACAACGGCATCGCGTTCAAGACCGTGACGTCGACGTACCCTCAAGTCCTGTGGGTGAACAACACGTTCCCCGACACGACCCTGACTATTTATCCAGTGCCCATCAAGGCGCTGGAGTGGCACATTGTTTCCGTCGAGACGCTGACCGAAGTCACCAGCGTGGCGACCGACATGTACTTCCCGCCCGGCTATCTGCGCGCCTTCCGCTACAACTTGGCGATGGAGCTGGCGCCGGAGTTCGGCGTAGAGCCCTCGCCCCAAGTCACTCGGATTGCGATGACCAGCAAGCGCAACTTGAAGCGCATCAACAACCCGAATGACCTGATGGCGATTCCGTACCCGATTGTGGCGACCCGCCAGCGCTACAACATCTATGCCAACAACTTCTGATGAAAACGCCGATCCTTGGAGCCACCTACGTCGCGCGGTCGGTCAACGCGGCCGACGCACGCATGGTGAACCTCTTTCCAGAGGTTGTGCCAGAGGCCGGCAAGGAGCCGGCCTTTCTCATGCGCGCGCCCGGGCTGCGCAAGCTCACTGAGGTTGGAACCGGCCCCATCAGGGGTTTGTGGGCGTTGGGCAGCTTCATGTACGTTGTCAGCGGCACCACGCTGTACAAGGTCAGCACCACCTACACCGCGACGTCGCTTGGCACGGTCGCTGGCACCGGCCCCGTGTCCATATCGGATAACGGCACGCAGATTTTCATCGCGGCCAACGGCCCGAGCTACATCTACAACTCGGCCACAAACGTCTTCGCGCCCATCACCGACCCAGACTTTCCCGGCGCGGTCAGCGTGGGCTACCTTGATGGCTACTTCGTTTTCAACGAGCCCAACAGCCAGAAGTTCTGGGTCACTCAGCTGCTCGACGGCTCATCGGTCGACCCGCTGGACTTCGCCAGCGCAGAAGGCGCGCCTGACGGTCTGGTTGGCCTCATCATTGACCACCGCGAGGTCTGGCTGTTCGGCACCAACAGCGTCGAGGTTTGGTACGACGCTGGCCTGCTGGACTTCCCGCTGCAGCGAATCCAAGGTGCCTTCAACGAGATCGGCTGCGCAGCTGCCTACTCCATCGCCAAGATGGACAACGGGCTGTTCTGGCTTGGCAAGGACGCGCGCGGCCAAGGCGTCGTCTACCGCGCCAACGGCTACACCGGCCAGCGCATCAGCACGCACGCTGTCGAGTGGCAGATTCAGCAGTACGGCAACCTGTCGGATGCGATCGGCTACACCTACCAGCAGGACGGCCACAGCTTCTACGTTCTGATTTTCCCGAGCGCCAACACGACGTGGGTCTACGACGTTGCCACGCAGGCGTGGCATGAGCGCGCCGGCTGGGTCAACGGCGAGTTCACCCGGCACCGCAGCAACTGTCAGGTGTTCTTCAACAGCGAAGTCGTCGTGGGCGACTACGAAGACGGGCGCATCTACGCTTTCGACCTTGACTACTACCAAGACGACGACCAGATTCAGCGCTGGTATCGGACGTGGCGGGCGCTGCCCACTGGCGCCAACAACCTCAAGCGCACCGCGCACCATTCGCTCCAGATCGATCTGGAGTCGGGCGTCGGCATCAACCTCGGCCAAGGCAGCGACCCACAGGTCATGCTGCGCTGGAGCGACGACGGCGGCCACACTTGGTCAAACGAACACTGGGCCGGCATCGGCAAGATTGGTGAGTACTACAAGCGCGTCTTCTTCCGTCGTCTTGGCATGACCTTGAAGTTGCGCGACCGGGTGTACGAATTGTCGATGACTGACCCAGTGAAGACAGCCATCATGGGCGCCGAACTGCTGCTCAGTCCGACCAATGCCTAGCCCGACCAACATCTCAAACATCACGCCTCCAAGGGTTGACTTAATCGACCCTCGGACGGGCCTGATCTCGCGTGAGTGGTATCGGTTCTTCCTGAACCTGTTTCAGCTGACCGGCAGCGGTCAAAACACAACGTCGCTGACCGACTTGCAACTCGGCCCTCCAGCCCCGCAGCAAGAGGATTTGACAAACGTCATTGTTGATGTTTCCGGGCTCGAAAAACAACCCTCTCAAGAAAGCGCGCTTGACCAGATTGCCGAGCTGGAAAAACAAATCAACGGTTTGCTGTCGGCGCCTGCCCCTACACCGCAAGTTTTGCAGCTTGTGTATGGGACTTTCTACAGCACCGCAAACCAACTAGACGGCTCTAACACCACGGCGTACCCGGTCGTGTACGACACCACGGCGTACAGCAAGAACGTCACGTTAGAAAATAGGACAGCGGTGTTCACGGCGTCTATCGGCCCGGCCAGTACGACCATGACGGTGACGGCCATCACGTCTGGCCCGATCTACCCCGGCATGGTCATCACAGGCACGGGCGTGACGGCTGGCACTTACATCGTGTCGCAGCTAACAGGCACGGACGGCAGCACGGGAACGTACCAAGTCAGCGCTTCGCAAACCGTAGCGTCTACGACCATCACTGGCACTTGCAAGTCCAAAATAAAAGCCGAGATCGCGGGCGTCTACAACGTGCAGTTCAGCATCCAGTTTGTAAACACCGACAACAACATCCACGACACAGACGTCTGGATGCGTAAGAACGGCGTCAATGTGCCTGACTCTAACAGCCGGTTTTCTGTGCCCAATCGGCACGGCGGCGTGGACGGGCACTTGATCGGCGCGCTAAACCTGTTTATTGATCTGGCCGCTGACGAGTACATTGAGTTGATGTGGGCAACTACGAACACCTCCACTACAATTCAGTACATTGCTGCACAAACCGGGCCGGTTCGACCCGCTACGCCGTCCGTCATCGTCACGGTGGATTTAGTGTCTAAACCAACGCTTCAAGGAATTTCAGCATGACTGTTTACGCCAAGGTATTGATCCCGGCCAAAAACGCCGAGAACAGCCAAACCACTCAGTACACGTCGACCAACGTCACGACGATCATCGACAAATTCACGGCGACGAACTACAGCGCAACGGCCGCTACCATCAGCGTGAACCTTGTCACCTTAGCTGACACCGCCGGCAACCAGAACTTGATTGTCAAGACGAAAACGCTGCAGCCGGCCGAGACGTACACGTTCCCTGAGATCGTCGGTCAGATTCTTTCGCCCGGCGCTTTCATCAGCACGATCGCCAGCGCCGCCACCTCGATCAACATCCGCGCCTCGGGCCGCGAGATCACACAATGAGCGACGCACTGACCATCGACCAGCCGCTGGAGCTGATGCAGCAAAAGGTGGAGGCTCTGCAATCTGAGCTTGCCAAGCTGCCGCAGTACCAGCCCGAGACGAAGCACTACTTCCACGGCGGGATGTACTGCCGCGAGGTGTTCCGTCATGCCGGCGTGTTGGTCGTTGGTGCAGTGCACAAAAAAGAGCACTTCTACCTGATTGTGTCTGGGACGGTAGCGATCACCGACGGCGAAGGCAACGTCGAAGAGGTCACCGGCCCGCATTTGTTCCAGAGCAAGCCCGGCACCAAGCGCGCCGTGTACGCGGTCACCGACGCTTTGTGCATGACTTTCCACGCGATTGAGGCCAAAACTGTTGAGGCCGCAGAAGCTGAACTTGTAGAATTAGAACCCAGCAGTATGTACGCGCCGGGTAACTTGATCAAACACGACGCACAGGAGGTGCTGACATGACATTCTGGGTAGCTGGCGCAGTCGTTGGAAGCGCCGTCATTGGCGGCATGGCGTCCAATAGAGCCGCAAAAACACAAGCACAGGCCGCCGCGCAAGCCGGCGACGTTCAACGCGAAATTTTTGAGCGGCAGGTCGAGCTGCAAGAGCCTTGGCGCCAAGCCGGCATCAACGCGCTTGGCAAACTTGGCACGGGCTTCAGCGGTCAAGTCGATCTGACGCAAGACCCCGGCTACGCTTTCCGAATGTCGGAGGGCATGAAAGGGTTGGAGCGGTCAGCTGCCGCACGCGGCGGCCTGTTGTCGGGCGGGGCACTCAAGGGCATCCAGCGGTTCGGGCAGGACTTGGCCTCGCAGGAGTACCAGAACGCCTACAACCGGGCGCTGACGCAGTACAACACCACGGCGGCGCTGGCCGGCGTCGGTCAAACCGCAACGAATGCGCTCACCGGCGCGGCGGGGCAGTATGGTCAGAACGCCAGTGAAGCAATTCAAAACGCTGCGGCAGCGCGCGCGTCGGGGTACGTTGGTGGTGCGAATGCGCTGACCAGCGCGTTGGGCACTGGCTTGAACTACTACCAAGGCCAAAACTATCTGAACGCGCTGCGACCGCCAGCTGCAGCTGCGCCAGCAGCGTCCTACTCTTACGGCGGCGGCATGGCCCCGGTTGACTACTCACTGAGCAGCGGCGGCGTTCGCTTGGGTGGAGGTTAAAAATGCCTATCAATCCCGCAATCGCATTGGGCGTTCAGCCCCTTCAGCTCGCTGACCCGCTGGCGCAGTACGGCAAGGTCGCCGCCATTCGTCAGGCGCAGAATGAGAACGCGCTGGCGCAGTACAAACTTGGCGCAGCGCAACGTGAAGAAGCCGCGCAAAACGCCCTAAGTCAGGCGTACCAAACCGCCTACGACCCTACAAAGGGAACTTACGACATCAACAAACTGCGTAGTTCGCTCATTAGCTCGGGCGTTGGCGCCAAGCTGCCTGAAATTGAAAAGAAACTGGGCGAGCTACGGACGCAGCAGCTTGCGCAAAGCGAGGCCGAGACTAAATTGGTGGGCGCCAAACTGACGCAGGCGCGCGCTTTTCTCGACACCCTTGACCCGTCTGACCCCAACGCGCCGACGCAATACATTGCGTGGCATGAGGCCAACCACAAAGACCCCGTGCTGGGGCCGCTATTGGCCGCGCGGGGCGTGACTGTTGACCAATCCCGCGCTCGGATTGCGCAGGCCATCCAGCAGGGCCCGGCGGCGTTTGCGCAGTTGATCAATCAGTCCAAGCTGGGCACTGAGAAGTTCATGGAACTGAACGCGCCCAAGACCGTCTCGCAAGACCTTGGTGGAACCGCGCGCGTCCTGTCAATGCCCGGTCTGGGCGGCACCGCTACGGTCGTACCCGGCTCAGAGGCAACGCGCACGCTTACGCCCGGCGAGAGCAAAGAGTCCATCCGCGAGGTCAACGTCGGCAACGAGGTCATCACTGAAGCGTATGACCCAGTTTCAAAGACTACCCGCGTGGTCAGCCGTCGGCCCATTCAGCTCACGCCTGAGCAAGCGCGCGTCGCAGCACAAGAACGCAACGTGGTTTCCAACACCATTACGGATGAGCGCGGCAACGTCACGCTGCTCAACAAGTTTGGTGAGGTGGTTCAACCGCGCGATGCAGCCGGCGGGGCGACCGCGCTCACGCCTCAGCGTAAGCCGGTCGTGTCTACGATTGACACGGGTTCTGAAACCATTACGCAAGAGTACGATCCCGTATCAGGCAACACCAGAATCATCAGCCGCACTCCTAAAACTCTTACGCCCGAGCAACAGCGTCAAGCCACGCAAGAGCGTAATGTGGTGTCTAACACGGTCACAGACGCGGCAGGCAACGTCACGTTGCTCAACAAGTTTGGGCAGATCATTCAGCCGCAGAACGCGGTCGGCGCTCCTGCGGCCATCAGAAATGAACAGAAGCCGGTGGTGCAAAACATCGATTCTGGCAACGAAGTCATCACTCAGTTGGTGAACCCCAATACCGGCCAAATAACCGTTCTTGGCCGGCGCCCCAAACAGATGACGCCGGAACAAGTGCGCTCCGCTTCGCAAGAGTCGAGAACCGTGGCCGGGTCGTTTACCGACGCTGCTGGCAACGTCACGCAGTACAACAAGTTCGGCCAAGTCATTCAGTCTACTGCGCCTGCCGCAGCTGGCGGCGGCGCCGTCCAGCTCAGAGGCAAGCCCAGCGCGACGTTTGAGAAGACAGAAGCGCAGCGCAAGCAGCTGTCGAGAGACTTGGATACCGCGATCTTTGAACTCAAAGATGCCATCAAGCCCAACGGCTTGATTGACCAGTCCACCGGCAGCGGTGTGGGCCGCGCAGTTGACGTCGGCGCCCGGTTCATCGGTCAGGCAACCAAGGGCGACATCGCCATCGGCAAACTCAAGCCAATCGCTGACATCGTCCTCAAGATGGTGCCGCGTTTTGAAGGCCCGCAGTCCGACAAGGACACGCAGTCTTACAAGGAAGCAGCCGGCCAGCTGGCTGATCCGACGCTGCCACGCGAGATTCGCAAGGGTGCAGCGCAAACCATCATCCGCTTGATGGAGAACCGCAAGGGCCAGTTTGTGTCGACCGACATGGCCGCTGAAGGTACTGCGGCCGGCGGCGGCGTGGACGCCAACAACCCGTTGCTGAAGTAAGGAGGGCGTCATGGCCGCATCGCTCGCCGAGATCATCCAAGACCCCAACTACGTCAACGCCAACGAGGCGACCAAGCGCGCCATCTTTGACAAGTACGCGCCGCTCGACCCGAACTTTTCCAAGGCCAACGCTGCCACGCAGGAGGCCATTCGCGTCAAGTTTGGCGTGGCCCAGCCCCGTGCGGCCGAGTCTGAAGGAGTGCCCGGCCCCCGGGCAGAGCCGCCAGCATGGGCCTCCCAGTACCCTAACCTGTACAGGGGCGCGGTCGCCGCACGTCAGCTGCTCGGCCCTACGGTTGAGATGCTTGGCGGCGTCGCGGGCGGGGTCGGCGGCGCGGCCGCTGGCACGTTCGGTGCCGGGCCCGTGGGCACGGCAGTCGGCGGTATTTCTGGTTCGGCGCTGGGCTACGGCACGGCCAAGCAGGGCTTGCGCGCGGTCGATGTAGCCCTTGGCCTGCAGCCCCCGTCGCAGACGCTGGGGCAAGAGATGCGCCAAGCGGGTGGCAACGTCGTCGAGGGTGCTACCTACGAGGTCGGTGGCCGGCTGGCTGCGCCGGTCGTCAACCGGCTGGTGCAGGCCGGCGTGACCGGGGCCGGCAAGCTCGCTGACATCACCAAGCTGCCCAACCAGCTGGCCGCCCGCACGGCCCGCGAGTCGCTGGGCACGCCAGAACAAGTCGCTGCCGCTCGGGCCGCGCTGCAGGCGCCGGAGGCCCAAGGGCTGACCGCGCAGCAGGCGTTGGCGCGGGGTGGCATCGTATCGCCCAGCGCGCAGGCCACAATTGAGAAGACGATCAAGAAGACCAGCACGGTCGACACCCGCGCGGGCATCGAGGCCGGCCAAGAGGCAGCACGCAGATCGACCATTCAAGGCGTCACGCCTGATCTGCAGGCGGCCATCAACGCCCGCCGGGCGGCATCCAAGCCCCTGTACGAGGCGGCTGACCGCGCCGTAGTGCCGATCGATTCCGAGCTGACCAGCGTCATTTCTCGGATGCCTGAGGGTACGCTGGCTGCTGCGGCCAACATCGCCAAGATGGAGGGCCGGCCCTTCATCATGGGCAAGACCACGCCCGGCAAGATGGTCGAGATGCCCGGGCAATTTGATGTCACCGGCAAGCCCATAATGATTCAGGAGCCCGGCAAAACGGCCAGCATCACCGGCGAGTCGCTGCACTACATCAAGCGCGCGCTGGGCGACATCGCCTACGGCCCGACGGCCACCACCGGCGCCGGGCGCGACACCCAGTTGGCCGCGCGGGCGCTGCTGGACGACTACGTCAAGGTGTTTGAGGCGAAGGTGCCCGAGTACGGGCAGGCCCGCGCTACGTTTTCCGCGCTGTCGGCGCCAGTCAATCAGGCGCAGGTGCTCAAAGAGATGGTGTCGGTGCTGGAGAAGCCCGGCGGCGGCGAGCGCATCGGGCCGTTCCTCAACGTGCTGGGCCGGGGCGAGCAGGCCATGCTCAAGCGCGCCGGCGGCCGGGGCGGCGCTCGCTTTGAGTCGCTCACCGAAGTGCTGACGCCCGAGCAGCTCACCAAGGTGCGCGAGGTTGCCAAGCAGCTGGAGACTGAGGCCGCCATCGGCCAGCAGATCAGCGCCGGCCAGCAGCGCGCCACCGAGCTGCTCAAGGAAGAGCTGCCCAACTACCGTCTGCCCAACATCTTCAACGTGCTGGCGACGACGGCCAACAAGGTGCTGGACACGCTGGGCACCCGCGTCGGCGAGAAGACCATCAAGACGATGGCCGAGGCGTCGATGTCGGCCAAGTCGTTTGACGAGCTGCTGGGCATGTTGCCCGGCGATGAACGGATCAAGGTGCTCAAAGCCATCAACGACCCGCAGACGTGGGCGTCAGTGCGCGCCGCGACGCCAAAAGCGGCGATGGGCGTTGGCGGGGCAATTGAGAACCCTGAGACACCCCAAATCAACAACTTGGCGCCAGCGCCTGCTGCGCCTGCAAATGCTCTGGCGAGGTGAACATGGCTTTGGAAGGGAACGCGGAAATCGACCCCGTGAAATACGGTGTCCTGTGGCAAAAGGTGCAGGACATGGACAAGAAGATGGACAAGATGGAGCGCCAGATGGAGCTGCTGCTGGACATGGCAAGCCGCTCCAAAGGCGCGCTGTGGATCGGCATCGGCCTGTGGTCGGCCCTGACCGGCGTTGTCGGGTTCTTCTTCGGTAAACACTGATCGTGTTCAAGCTCAGCGCTCGCTCGCTGGCAAAGCTGGATGGGGTAAACCCTAGTCTGGTTCGCGTCGTCAAGCGCGCGATCGAGCTGACCAAGGTCGACTTCGCCGTCACTGAGGGGCTGCGCACGCCCGCGCGGCAGCGCGAACTGTTCGCCAAGGGCGCGAGCCAAATCAAGGAAGGCGGCACGCATGTGGATGGCCGGGCCGTCGATTTGGTGGCGTTTCTTGGTGGCCGCATCTCATGGGAGCTGAACCTCTACGACGACATCGCCGACGCCATGCGTCTGGCCGCGCTGGAGGCCAACGCAGGGCTGCGCTGGGGCGCGGCGTGGAACGTGCCTGATATTCGTCATTGGAAGGGCACGATGGAGTCGGCGATGATGTACTACATCGACACCCGTCGTAATATGGGCCAGCGGCCTTTCATCGACGGGCCGCACTTTGAACTGGCATAGGAGGCCATATGGATCCGTTGACCATACTCGCTGCGCTGGGGCCACTGGCCGTTGACTTAGGGAAATCCCTCATCGGACGCTTCATCCAGACCGACGGCTACAAGCCCGTCAACGTGGACGAGTACGTCAAGATGCGCCAGTTCGATCTGGACATGTTCAAGGCCATGAACGAGGCTGGTGGGGCCAACCCCTCATACCCGTGGGTTGAGGCCGCTGTGCGCCTCATGCGCCCGGCTGTTGCGGCCGTTGTGCTGGGCACTTGGGCGGCGCTGAAACTTCAAGGTCAGTCCAGCGAGACGGTCGACAACTTTGCGGCCGCCGTGGGCTTCTACCTGTTCGGCGACCGCACGCTGTTCTACAGCCGCAAGGCAAAGTAGGCCCGCGCCTACACCGGGACGCCTTCGATTCTGGGCAGCACAGTCGCCCGCTTGTTGAGCAGCTCGGTCTGCGCAAGTCTGAGCGCCTGCTCCATGTCCTTGATGGTGATCACGTCCATTTGGGCGTCATGCAGCTCCATCAGCAGCTGAAGCGCCTTGATCTGCTCAGCCGTCGGCACGAATCGTTTGGTGGTCACGGCGCGGTAGGCGATGTTGAGCAGCGCCTCGCGGCCGCTGATGCCGACCTCCTTGTACTCTGACCCAAACCCCAAACGGTAAAGCGACTCCACGATGTTGGACATGGCGATCAGCGTGTCCATGTCGCCCTTCACGGCCGCGCCGCGCATTAGCGCCAGCATCGCTTCGCTGTTCTTGATCTTGAGGTCAAGCAGGTAGCTGTCGTGCGCGGTTACCGGCGTGAGCGATTCTTTGACGTAGCCGAGGGTGTCCAGCCGAACACCTTTTGGCCTGTACTTGCTGCGTTTTCTCATGGTCAGAACGGTGCCTCCGGCAACTGCTCACGCTTCTGGCGCTCGTACTCTTTGATCTGCTCAGGCGTCCAAGGCGTAGGGCCGCCGGGCGGCGGGAAGGGCCATGTGTTCATGCTTTCGCCTCGATTGTGTAGAACCAGTCGTCGCCAGCAGACCACTTGCGTGTGCCGTCCACCGTCCAGAAAGTCTTAGCCGCTTGGAAGTCAGGAAACTTGACTTCGGCAGGAATCAAGCTCTGGTCATACCACAAACATCTGTTGTTAGGCTGGCAGGCAAACTGGCCGTTTTCCAGCTTGATGAAGTTGAACGATTTGTGCTCCTCGGCCTGTTCGGTAAACCCGGTGTCAGCGTCCATGCTGTCGGCGCAGAAGTCCACCGTAAACAGGTAGCGCCCGTGATACCACTGCTTGTCTTTGCCGAGGAATTTGACGCCGAGGTTGCGTAGGCCGATTTTTTCGCAGACAGTGAATCGATAACCCATGCAATCCCATAACTGCAAGGTGTCGATCGGCAGATCGCCGTGTTCCTTTGCCCAGACATATGCGCTAATTGGCAGTTTGTCGTACAAAGCGCCGTAGTTTGGCAGCAGCGACTCAATGCGAAACACTTGCCCCCGCAGCGCCTTGATGCTTACCCAAATGGCAGGCTCAAGTTCGCCAAAACCCTTGGTGAAGTTGTAGAGGTACTCGCGCCGCACAAAACACTTGAGTGGCGGCAGACTTGCAATGATATAGCTCACGCTTGCTCCTCAGTAGCCTTGTGCAGATAAGCCGTCAGACGCTTGATCCGCGCTTCGTGGTACTTGCACATCGACTCAGAAAATTCGCGCGCTGACTGGGCCTCCAGCAGCTTGCGTTTGGCCTCCTCCAGCTCCTTGAGCGCCAGCGTCTCCGCGCTGGGCAGTCGGAAGTAAGCGCGCATCGCGTTCATCAGTTCCCGCATGATCTTCTCCTTATAGTGCCCGGGCTTCTTTCAGAATCTCCATGCGCTCCCGGGCGGCGCGCAGGCTGGTGTAGCGCTGGTGCAGGCGCTCAAGAATCGACAGGCGCCGGCGGCCCGCGCGCTCGGCGTTGAGCAGCTCCAGCACCTCGTTTTCACTGAGCAGCGCCAGCTCTTTGTTCAGCTTTCGCCAGTTCGTTTGCAATCTTCTTCTCCAGTTCATTGATCTGCCGACCCACGCGCAGCATGGCGCGGTCGGCGCGGTTGTACGCCTTGGCCCATTGACGCTCTTCGGCCTTGGACGCCTTGAGCTTGGCCTTGAGCAGCTTAATTTTTGTCGAGTCCATATCGCTCCTTGATTACGCGAGTGATGTCACGGGGCGTCATGCCGGGGATCGCTGAGATGAGCGCGCACTCCATCGCCACCTTCTGCGCGAACTGGCGCATCTCTTTGACCGTCATCACCGCGATCGGCAGCTGCTCAGTGGCTGCGTCGCGGATCATCTCAATCAGCTCTTCGTCTTTGATCACACGCTGCTCCTTCCAATAGTTAATAGCGCGCTTGAGCGACCGGCGCATGTTTTCGGCATATGCCGCCGACAGTACGTCGTACTCGTTCACTTCAGTTCCTCCATTGCTACGTCACTGATGGCGCGCTTGTCGTGCAGCGCGGCCCAAATCTTTTCGTCCACGGTCTTGTTGGTCATCAGGACGTAGCACCAGACGTCGTGTCGCTGGCCGGAGCGGTGCAGTCGCCCAACGGTTTGTTCGTAAAGCTCAAGACTCCACGGCAAGGACAGAAAGACCATGTGTCGACCTCCATGTTGCAAGTTAAGGCCGTGACCTGCGGATTTTGGGTGCACTGCCAGAAGTGGAACCAAGCCGGCGTTCCATCGCTCAATGGCACCAGCATCGTCCAGCGTGGTGAGGTGTTTGTATCGTCGCTTGAGTTCGGCGAGTTCTTCTTGGTAGTTGTAGACGATGAGGGTGTTTGCATGTTGGTTCTCTTCCAGTAGGTCATCAAGGGCATCGAACTTGTGCGGGCTGAACCAGCGCGGCTCGGGTGTATAGACGAACCCGGACGACATCTGTTGCAGCTTCTGCGTGACCACGGCCGCGTTCTGGGCCACGGCAGCGGTGTCGGGAAACTGCACGATGAAGTCCTTCTTCATCGTCTCGTAGGGCTGGCGATCCTCCAGCTCGACGCGCAGCTCGACCGTGTGCAGCGGCGGCAGCTTGTCCTTGTACTCGCCCGGCTCCAGCACGAACGTGGCCGGCTTGATGCGCGCCATGACCTGCTCCAGCGCGCCGGGGCGCGGGGCCCACTCGTTGTAGTCCTTGTTGACGAGGTAGAAGTACTGTTGCAGGAAGGCGCCCTTGCTGCGGCCCAGCAGCTTCTGATCGATGATCTTGCACTGCCCGAAGACGTCCTCCAGACCGTTGCTGGTGAACGAGCCGGTCAGGCCCCAGCGGATTTTGATTGCGTCCATGACCTTGAACAGCGCCTTGAAGCGCTTGCCCGAGGAGTTCTTGAGCTTGGTCAGCTCGTCGAACACCACGCCGTCGAAGATGCCAAGGTTCAGCTCGGACAGCCATTGCAGGTTGTCGTAGTTGATGACCATGACGTGCGTGTCGGCCGCGTAGGCCACCAGACGCTGGCGCGGTGTGCCGATGCACACGGACATCGTCAGCTCGGGCGCCCACTTTGGCAGCTCGACCGGCCAGACGTCGGTGCAAACGCGCTTGGGCGCCACAACCAGCCAACGCTTGACCACAACCTCGCGCACCATGTCGCGCATGGCCGTCAGCGTGAGCGCGGTCTTGCCTGCGCCCACCGGCGCCAGCACCATCGCCCGGTCGTGTTCGAACAGGAAGTCGGCGCCCTGATCTTGGTAGGGCCTCAGCTCCACTTCTTTGTCTCCCAGTTGTACCGGCGACTGCTGACGTATGCGGTCATCTCTTCGTCGGTCATGCGCGTGGTTACGGGCGGCACATACGGGTCAGGCGCGTACACGAACGGCTCGGTGCGGTTGTTCCACTCGTCAGCAATCTGCTTGGCGTGCGCCTCATCGGTCACCACAGCGCCGGGCTTGTCGGCAAACGTCAGCACGTTGACGCCGGTCTTGTTCATCACGCCCCACCACTTTGGGCCGACCTGCTCGGCGCGGTACGGGCCGACGGCAAAGTACTTAGCCGGCAATGCTTTTAAGCCACTCATCGACATGCTCCTTTGACCACAGGCAGGCGTAACGCTGCCCCATGCGCGCCATCTCCGACGCAAAGTGTTTCTGCAGCGGCGACAGCCGGCCGCCGGGCGCCTTCAGCTCGACGAACCATGTGCTGCCGTCGGGCAGGCAGACGACGCGGTCGGCGACGCCTCGGTGCGCAGGGCTGGTGAACTTGTACGCTACGCCGCCCAGCTTCTTGACTTGGCTCACCAGATGAGCCTCGATTTGTTTTTCCATGCGACGCATCATAACATCGTCAAAAAGTTCTTGACAACCCTTTTTTGTTTTGTGGTAGCATGGCGGCTCGTTCAATCAACTGGAGTCCAATATGCAACACAGCAAGATCGTCGGCGGCTCGACCGCCAAGCGCGTCATCAACTGCCCCGGCAGTGTGGCGCTGGTTCAGAGAATGCCTCCCCAAGTGGAGAGTAAGTACGCCGCCGAGGGCACCATGCTGCACGCCTGCATGGAAGACCTTCTGGCCGATGGTGAGATGGGCGACGTCATCGCCAAGAACAAGCTCACCGAAGAGCAAGCCGACAAACTCCAGTACTGCCTTGGCGCTCTCGACGAGATCGACCCGAAGCAGGAGATGGTCTTCAACCAAGAGGTTGAGGTGTCGTTCGACGGCGTCAAGGGCCTTGAGGGCGTCTTCGGCAACGTCGACCTGATTGGCCGCCTTGGCGATCGCGTCATCGTGCTGGACTGGAAGTTCGGCGACGGCGTCATGGTCGAGGCCGAAGAGAACCCGCAGGGGCTGTTTTACGCTGCTGCGGCCATGCGTACCAAGTCGCTGGCATGGGCGTTCTACGACGCCAAGGAGATCGAGATCGTCATCGTGCAGCCCTTCTCAACCCGGCGCTGGGTGACGACCTTTGAGCGCGTGCTGGAATTCCGCGAGGAGCTGGTGCGCGCTGTCAAGCAGGCCGCCAAGGCCGACGCCCCGCTGGCGATCGGCGACTGGTGCCGCTGGTGTACAGGCAAACCCATCTGCCCTAAGATGACCGGCGCGATTGATCGCACGGTGCACATGAAGCTGGAGGCGCTCGCGCCCGAGGAGCTGTCCAAGGCGCTGGACTTGGCTGAGAAGCTGGAGTCCTTCATCGGCGACGCCCGCAAGCTGGCGCAGGAGCGCCTTGAGAAAAATATGCCCGTGCCCGGGTACAAACTTGTACCCAAGCGCGCGACGCGGCAGTGGACGAACACGGCCGACGCGGCCCATTGGATGGGTGAGAAAGGATTGGAACTCGATCAGATATTCACCAAAGAGATCATCAGCCCTGCTCAAGCAGAGAAGGTGCTGAAAAAGAGCAAGCTGGCGCTGCCCGACAACCTCGTCGTGGCAGTGTCGAGCGGCAGCACGTTGGCGCCGGAGAGCGATCCCCGGCCCGCCGTGCTCAACGTCGGGACGCAACTTGTTGCGGCCCTTTCTAAACTCCAGTAAGGAAGACTCAAATGTCAAATATCGTAACCTTCAAGCAAGCAAACCTGCCTGCAGTAGCAAGCCTCTCCACGGCGCTGCGTGCTCTTGAGAAGGATGTCGGCTCTGCCGGCGTCGTCCTGCTCAAGATGGACAAGACCGGCCACTGGGTCTATGGCGCCGATCAGACCGAAGTCGAGGATGACTCGACGTGGGCTGTCAACCCCTTCTCGTTCGTTCACGGCTTCATTGCTTGGGGCGACGGCGAGGTGTTGGGCGAGAAGATGGTGTCTGTGTCGCAGCCGCTGCCCGAACTTGATGCCGCCCCGCCCAACGCCAAGCGCGGGTGGGAGACGCAAGTGGGCATGTCGTTGAAGTGCCTCAACGGCGAAGACAAGGATATGGAAGCACGCTACACGACCACCTCGGTAGGCGGCAAGCGCAGCGTCCAGACCCTTGCGCTGGCGATTGCAGCACAGGTTGAGAAAGACCAGTCCAAGCCCGTGCCAGTGGTGCGCCTGAAGAAGGATCACTACACGCACAAGTCCTACGGGAAAATCTTCACGCCGGTCTTTGAGATCGTCGAGTGGATCAGCATGGACGGCGGTGCCGAAGATGCGGCCGAAGCCGCGCCTGAGGCCCCAGCAGCGGAAGAGGCGCCTCGTCGCCGTCGCCGCGCCGTCTAAGGTCGGAGGCCGGGGCCTTGTGAAAGGTTCCGGCCTTTTTCTTTCAGGAGAAACACATGCACCCCTACCAAGAACTCTGCCATTTGCTGCGCGAGTACCAGCTGGCCTGTGATGCGATGGACGACGATGGCGCGCTCAAGATCGCCATGCAAGTACGCGAGGCCGCGCAGCAGCTCGTCGTTCAAGCCGCCAAGAATGTCAACCCGCCGGCAGACCCGCGCCAGCTGGAGCTTGACCTATGAACCGAGAAGACACTACCCGCATGGCGCGGGAGGCTGGGTTCGTAGGTTTTGATGGAGACAACGGGTCACTGCGGCGATTCGCCGCCCTTGTCGCCGCAGCCGAGCGCAACAAGCTGGCTCAGTGGATGATGGCGCACGGCTACGCCACAGGCCACGGCGACAGCATAGAAGACCTGCTGCAAGAGCTTGAGTGGCAGATTGCGGAGCGTACGCAATGAGTATCCTCTGGATCGATTTTGAGACGCGCAGCCGGTGTGACTTGCCGGCGCACGGCGTCTACAACTACGCGCAAGACCCCAGCACTGAAGTGCTGTGCATGTCTTACGCCTTCAACGACGAAGACGTCGTGACATGGCGCCCCGGCGAGCCCTTCCCGCACCGCGTCTATGACGCTGTGCAGTACGGCATCACCATCCGCGCCCACAACGCTGCCTTTGAGCGCCTGATCTGGACGTATGTCCTTGCGCCTGACTACAACATCTCCACGCCCCGGCTGGAGCAGTTTTACTGCACCGCCGCGCAGGCCCGTGCCAACTGCGGCCCGGGCAGTCTGGAGGACGTGGGGCGCTTTGCCAGCGCCGATATGAAGAAGGACTACCGTGGCGCGCAGCTGATCCGTCTGTTGTCCGTGCCGCAGGCCGATGGCACCTTCCGCAAAGACCCTGAGCTGCTGGCTGAGATGATCGCCTACTGCGAGCAGGACGTGCGCGCCATGCGGGCCATCTCCAAGGCCATGCGCGACCTGAGCGCCGAAGAGCTGGCCGACTACCACACCAACGAGCGCATCAACGACCGGGGCGTGCTGGTCGACGTCGACTTGTGCAAGGCCGCCGTCAAGTACGCCAGTGACGAGCTGGTCGAGATCGAAGAGATCGTGGCCGAGGTCACCGAGGGTGAGATTCAGTCGGTGCGCAGCCCCAAGATGCGCGAGTGGGTGCTGGAGCGGGTCGGCGAGCAGGCGCGCAAGATGATGACCGTCTACAAGGACGGCGAGCAGAAGTTCAGCATTGACAAAACCGTGCGCGCCAATTTGTTGGCGTTCGCCGAGGAGAACCCCGATGAAGTACCGCCCGACGTTGCGGAAGTTATCCAGTGCGCCGACGACCTCTGGGCGTCAAGCGTTGCGAAGTTCAGCCGCCTCGCAGCTCTTGCAGACGACGAAGACCGTCGGGTGCGAGGAGCCTTTGTATTTGCGGGTGGATCTGCTACGGGACGGGCGTCGTCCTACGGCGCTCAAGTTCACAACTTTACCCGGAAGGTCGCGGCTGCCCCAGAAGACGTTCGTCATGCAATGGTCAGAGGTCATGCGATTGTCCCAAAGTACGGAAAGCGCGTAACCGACGTTTTGAAGGGAATGCTTCGTCCTGCGCTTGTGCCGGCGCCGGGGCATGTGCTCATCGTAGCAGACTGGTCTGCGATCGAGGCGCGCATGAACCCGTGGCTGTCGGCCGATGCGACGTCCGAGGCCAAGCTGGAGCTGTTCCGCACCGGCGCTGACGTCTACAAGGTCAACGCCAGCAAGACGTTCCACGTCAGCGTGGGCGAGATCGACAAAGAGCAGCGCCAGATCGGCAAGGTGCAGGAGCTGGCCTGCGGCTACGGCGGCGGCGTCGGGGCCTTCGCTGCAATGGGCCGCATCTACGGCGTGCACCTGCCCGAGTCGGACGCCCGCCGGATGGTCGACGCATGGCGCCGGGCCAACCCTTGGGCTGTCGCCTACTGGACAGCTCTGGAGTCGGCCTACACCCGAGCCATGCGCCACAAGAACCATGAGTTCCACGCCGGCCGCGTGACGTACATGTTCGACGGCCAGCACCTGTGGTACGCCCTGCCATCGGGCCGCATCCTGTGCTACCCCTATGCCCGGCTGGAGAGCGACGGGGTATCCTACGCCAAGGCGTCATGGAAGCCCGCAGCCGATGCCAAGGAGTGGCCCCGGGCGCGGCTGTGGAAGGGTCTGGCTTGCGAAAATATCACGCAGGCTGCGGCCAACGACGTCCTGCGCGCGTCTCTGCGCCAGCTCGACGGCGTGGTGCTGCATGTGCACGACGAGATCGTGCTGGAGGTGCCGCAGGACACCGCAGACGCTGCCAAGGCGCGGCTGCATGAAGTGATGTGCACCCCGCCGGTATGGGCAAACGGTCTGCCCTTGGAGGCCGAAGTCAATGTGATGACCAGATACGGAAAGTAAAAAATGACAAGACAGGCAACTATGCAATTTCTGGAGTTTCTGACAGGACTGGCGCCGGAGGGGGAGACGGCGCTGATCGTGCGGCAGAAACCGCAGCGCAAAGACGGCGAGATTCAGCTGCACGCTGACGGGGCCGTCAAGTGCACATGGCCGGCGTACCTGCCGGACATCAAACGCATCAAGGACGATCAGGCATGGTACGGCAACACCGCCAGCTTCATCGTCGATCGCTTCCGCGACGGTCACATCAGCGCCGGCGCTGCCAACTGCGAGTACTGCCTTGTGCTGGTGCTCGACGACATTGGCACCAAGTCCAAAGAGCCCTCGCTGGCGCCGACGTGGAAGATGGAGACGTCGCCCGGCAGCTTTCAGTGGGGCTACGCCTTCAGCGACGACCAGCCCACCAAGGCCGAGTTCTCTGCGGCCATCAAGGCCATCGCCGACGCCGGCTACACCGACCCCGGGGCGATCAACGCTGTCAGAAACTTCAGGCTGCCGGGCTCGATCAATCTGAAGCCCGGCCGCAACAACTTCGCGGCCAAACTGGCCGAGTTCCACCCCGAGCGTGAGTTCTCCCTGCAAGAGATATGCGACGCCCTCGGCGTCGTGCCGGCCGAAGCCGACTCGCTGACCGTGCGGCCCATCCGCGTGCACGACACCGGCGGCGACGACGTCTTTGCGTGGCTGTCCGAGAAGGGGCTGGTGCTGCGCAACCCGAACCCTGAGGGCTGGGCCGGCGTCATCTGCCCGAACCACACCGAGCACACCGACGGCAACCCAGAGGGCCGCTACCTGCCGGCCTCGCGGGCCTACTGCTGCCTGCACTCGCACTGCATCGACTTCGACACCAAGACCTTTCTTCAGTGGGTGGCCGACAACGGCGGCCCCAAGCATGACCCGGGCATTCGCGACGACCTGATGGCGTCGGTCATGCACGATGCCCTCCAGAAGTTGGAGCCCACCACGTTCTTCACCGACGACGCTGCCAAGGTCATCGAGGAGGTCGAGCGCAAGGAGGTCGGCCGGCTGCAGAAGGCGCAGTGGTATGAACGATTCGCCTACGTCCAGACTGACGACAGTTACTTCGACATGATCGACCGGCGCGAGATCAGCCGGGGCACGTTTAACGCCATCTTCCGGCATGTGTCGTGCCGCTCGATCCACAACCAGCGCAAGGTCGAGGCCAGCGTGTGCTTCGACGAGAACCGCCAGAGCATGAATGCCAAGACCCTGATCGGGATCACCTACGCCGCCGGCGAGTCGGTGCTGGTGGCCCGGGACGGCGACGTCTACGGCAACCGCTGGCGAGACGCCCGGCCGGTCGTGGACAAGCGCGGCCTTGCGTCCGTGACGCCGTGGCTGGAGCACTGCGCGGCGCTGGTGCCTGATGCCAGCGAGCGCGAGCACCTGTTCAACGTCATGGCGTACAAGGTGCAGCACCCGGAAGTCAAGATCAATCACGCTGTGCTGCACGGCGGCGATCAGGGCTGCGGCAAGGACACCATGTGGGCGCCCTTCATCTGGGCCATCTGCGGCCCGGGCATGAAGAACCGGGGCTTGCTGGACAACGACACGCTCAACAGCCAATGGGGCTATCAGCTGGAATCCGAGATTCTCATCATCAATGAGCTGAAGGAGCCAGAGGCGCGGGAGCGCCGGGCGTTGGCGAACAAGCTCAAGCCCATCATCGCGGCCCCGCCGGAGATGCTGCCGATCAACCGTAAGGGTTTGCACCCATACGACATGGTCAACCGAATGTTCGTGCTCGCGTTTTCCAATGACCCTGTGCCGATCTCGATCGACAGCCAAGACCGGCGCTGGTTCTGCATCTGGTCATCGGCCCCGCGCATGAACCCTGACGCGGCCCTGAAGCTGTGGAACTGGTACAAAAGCGGCGGCTTTGAGGCGATCGCCAGCTGGTTGTATGCCCGTGACGTGAGCGCGTTCAATCCTGCAGCGTCGCCGTCGTGGACTGAGTTCAAGGCCAACCTTGTCGAGCACGGCATGAGCCTTGCCGAGTCGTATCTGGTCGACTTGATGCGCGAGCGCAAAGGTGAGTTCGCCCGGGGCGTGGTCGGCTCGCCGTTCCACGCGCTGTGCGACCGTCTGGCCGGTGCTGCGCCGTCGGGCGTCAAGGTGCCGCAGGCTGCGCTGCTGCACGCGCTCAAGGAGGCAAACTGGGTCGACCTTGGACGTGTATCGTCCGGCGACCTGCCCAGCAAAAAGCACCTGTTCTGCGCGCCCGATATGGTCGGCATGGTCAGTAAGTCTGAAATGCGGCGGCTGGTCGAGGAGGCGCCTCCGCTGCGCATGGCACTTGTAAAGTGACGAAAAACGGGAGCGTTGCCCTGCAAAAAACGGGAGCTTCGCCCTGCAAGAATCCAAAAAACGGGAGCGTTTGCCTGCAAAAAACGGGAGCGTTGCCCTGCAGGAATCCATGCGCGGCGCTCCCCCGCGCGTATGGCCGGGCGGCCGGGCGGCCGGCCGGGCGCCGGCCAGCTGGCGCCGGCGGCCACGGCCGGCAGCAGCTCGGCGGCCACCGGCTCGGCCAGCTGGCGCCGACGGCCGGGCGCCGGCAGCAGCTCGGCGGCCACCGGCCCGGCCACGGCCGCGCGCCGGCCAGCTGGCGGCCGCTCAGGCGCGCGCAGCAGCTCGGGCAGGCCACGGCCCCGGCCGGCGGCCGTCGGCCAGCTGGCGGCCCGGCCCGGGCATAAAAAAGCCCCGACGGTTTAGCGTCGGGGCTGGAAAGCCGGGAGGGCCGGCCGGGGCAACTGCGCGCGCTGCGCGCGGTTATAAGTCTAGCAGCTCGACCAGCAGCGCGGCCACG